CCTTTTTTCAACGGATTAGATGAGGCGCCCCCGAAGGGAGCCTCATCAACATTATTGTCAAAAAGGCGTCCGCCTTTTTTCAACGGATTAGATGAGGCGCCCCCGAAGGGAGCCTCATCAACATTATTGTCAAAAAGGCGTCCGCCTTTTTTCAACGGATTAGATGAGGCGCCCCCGAAGGGAGCCTCATCAACATTATCATTCAAGTTAGAATCTCTATAACGATCCAGTATTTTACTCACAGTTTCAATATATAAATCGTTTCTGAGAGAGGTATTTGGTATCGCCATTTTAATATTATGAATGTTAATCATATGAGTTCTGATTTTGTCAGTGTAATACTCCACATTTGTTTTATTTATTAGAGTAGTTAATGTATTTGAGTTTGATATATATTCAATTGTTAATTCATTGTTTTCCAGGCCTCCGCCGGGCATACATCGGTAATCTATCAATTTGGGCATCGGGAAATTAATTTTATTATTTTGAATGTATAAATAATATTCAATTTCATTACTTATTTTCTTATCTCCCCATACACTTTTTGATTTTTTGCGTAAAGTGTCACCCACAACTTGAATATTGTTGAAAATAAATCCATAGTTATTATGATTCATCCGGGTGAACTATATATCTATAAAACATATCGTATTATATGTTTTATATAGGCGATGATTTTTGAAATGTGAAAAGGTGTAAGAACTGCCTTCAATCAAATCGGAATGACCTTATACAAATATTATTTATACGCAAATAATATATGACAACGGCTTACGCCATCACACAATCTCCTTTTGAGTTCGGCAAAGAGCCATACCAGTGTATTTACTTGTATAAAAGCGCTGAAATCAAATACGACGCCGAGGGAAACGCAATCCGATGCGGCGAAATGCTATTGCGTCTGCGCACCGAAAAAGGCCGCGACATTATACAGTTGGCCAGTGTGAAATGTAGCTGTCCCTCTCTCAAGGGGCGCTGTTTTGAACACTTGTTGAGCATACTTATCCAAGAGGCGTGTAATGACACCGAATTATTTGGTAAAACCGTCGGCCTGGACACGATGATAGAGCTGTTTATTTTCCCCGATGATATCCCGGACGGCACCAGTTTTGACGACGCGACCAAAAAGCTGTTCAAACTGTACAACAAGTACGGGTTTAGTATTGAAAGCCGCGACGCCCCGACGTATTTAATCACTACGCTGCGCGACATTGACTCCAATCTGAAACAAAAACCGTATCATTCGCCGGGACGAACCACTTCGCGCGGTCCGCACAAAACCCCGAGAAAGACCCGCAGCAAAAGTCCGCGCAGAAAACTCCGGGCCAGCAAAATACCACTGCCTCTACAGTTTGCTTTGTCCAATATCAAACAGATGTCCAAAAAGATGGAGTTTTTTACGCCGATGTAAGCAATATGTCAGTACCCATTTTTATATAATTTCCACGTTATCTAGGCCAATGGTTTCCCATCCTTGGGTCCAATCACCTAAGATTTCTAGCCGGAATGGATGTTTGTACAAGTGGTCTTTTACATCATTGCGCATTTTAAATGCGCAATCAGCATCACCTCGCTCACTCATAACTGCCCACTTCGTGGGCGTTTTGAATGTGCAAAGGTGTAACGAGACAGCATAGCTACCAGCATAGCTAAAAGGTGCATCATAAATGATGGTCCATAGCTCCTCTATAAACGGGACATTAAAGGTCTTTACACTTCCATCATAGCTTTGATAAACCGGAAACTGTGCGACGACGCCATCATTAAAACGCAATCGCACCAAGGCCGGACCTCGGTTCAGCCGCCGAAAATCCCCCGAAAAGCTTGTCATAATAAATGAAAGCAAGGTCGGCCGGAAATCCAATACGATGGTCGGCGATACAAAATACCACAAATCCTTGTCATCACGATTCCGCGCATCCACATTGACTCGCTCCTCTTTGCCAATAATGAATTGGGACAACGACGGACTGCCTCCATGACTATATATACTCCATGGTCGGTGGTCTACCGACCCATATCCGACGGTACTCCATCCTTCGGTCCCCAGCAAAAACCCATATTTCTTCGCCTCTATCACTGCCAAAAGCCATATAACCAAATACACACACCGCATTTGGTTATATTTACGAGACCCATCTATGTCATTTACGAAACTTTCTCATTCTTCAACAACCGTTTCAGCATCCCGTGCCTCTCATTCATATACACATTCATAATCTCCGCCGGCGTATAAAATCGGTCTCTAATTTGCGCCAAATCGTCCGCGTCTGCTTCTTCGCCAACCAAATACCGATACATCCGCCCAATCACTTCGCGCGTGGCATAGGCCAATTCCAGCGTGATATCTATGCGACCCGGACGCCTTAGCGCAGGGTCCAACTTCTCATAGTGATTGGACGTCACAATCATAATACGCCCCGCCGCCTCTCTGATTCCATCCCACAATTCCAGAATATCATCCAGCGTAATCGCGTCATCCGGTTCCAACAACATCTTCAGTGCGTCTTTGGATTGTTCCACGGTGAGAGGCAGCTCCTGCTTCAAAGACTCCTTCTTCTTTTCGCGGTCCATGACGATGTCCCCAATACAATCTATGTCTTCAAACACGATGATTTTCTTGTCAAACCCCACGCTCTTCTTCTTGTTGTCCGTATTGTACCGTGTTTCAAAGAAGACGTCTTCCAGCTGGCTCTTCGTCTTTATCATTTTCAAAGAAATGGAGACAATATGGCGCCCTGTATGGTTGGCCAGCGCCTTTATAAACGACGTTTTGCCCGTGCCCGGCGGCCCATAGAGGCCAACCCCCAGCGTATATGGGATGCCCTTCTCATAATACCAGTCGCGATTCTTCAAGAAGAAATTTATTTTGTTAATGATGTCCTCGCTCTGGTCAAAAAACAGGTTCTTAAACGTCCGCGTGCTATCAAACACCGATTCCTTCCACATTTCGCACGAGTCGTCGTCGTAGGTGAGCTTTGAAAGCGAATAGATGAACTGCTTGTTCTCGCGCAAATGCGTGATTTTCGCCAAATATTCTTGCGTAATTTCCTCCACGAACGTCTTGATTTCCTGAATACTGGACTTAGTTGAGAACAGGTCAATCACAATGTATTCCGTCTTTGCGCCCGGTGTCTTCGTTGTTGCCTGCGACTTATCATTCCCGTCATTTGAACTATTGTTGTACAAATAGGTGACGGCGTAAATGCCGTGCTTCTCCGAAATCAGAAACCGGTTCAATTGATTCACGATGTACATATTTTCGTCGTGCGCCACCGACGTGGTCTTGTCCGATATCACGTATTCTTTGATTTCGCGAATGGTCGGGTTTGTGTCCACGTTGCGTATAATATAATCCCACAATGCGCGAAAATGCTCGCTGAACACCGAGTTTTGACACAGTCGGGAAGAATATCGGTCATAATTGGTGGAGATTTTACCCTCATACGACACGATGTTCTGTCGTGTGAAATAGTGGTAATAGATGTATCGCAGTGTGCCATTCAGATTCATATTGTCGCGGAACCAATTGAACAAATACGTGGCCGCCGACGCCAGCGCCGCGAATATCATATAATCCACCATCGGAATCCCCGTTTCAAATTGCGCCAATAATGTTTTGATTCCTCCTCCCAAGTTCATTTCTATATTTATCAGACCGAATGCCTCTATTTTGTTTTATCAATTACTGTGGTGGTGATGATTTGTATGGGAGTTCCAGCTCCGACCCACCGCACGCATTTCACCACGATGGAGCCCTTTCCCCTTATCAGCTGCTCCTCAGGCAAACATATTCCCAAGCCTTCGCGAAACTTCTCCGGTGTGAAATCCCCCAACGTCGCCGCATTGTCTCGCCGGAACTTGTACCACATATCCGTGGACTTGATTGTGGCCGCTTCATCGCCCGCCACATACTCAATGTTGGCGCGGAGCCACGCCATGAGCGTCTGGTTTTGCGCCTCCATCAATGTAGGCGCCTCGTCCCGCAACAACTCCGCAATAGAGGAATCCAGCCGATCGCGAATGGACCCCAGAGTCGTAATCACCTGCTTCAGCTCGGCCGCCGTCTTCCGCATCGCGCGAAACTTCTCAATGGACCGCAAATGGATGTCTTTGTACCGGAGTTCCTCCGCCTCGCCGACGTCCTCTTTCACCAAATACTCGTTAATCACGGAACAGACGAACCACACCGATTTCAAGAACGCCGCGGGGTTGCTCTGCTCGGCGAGCTCGTTGATATGGCAAAGATACCGATTCCCCTCTATGGGTTCAAACATCACGGGGCCGCGGTCCCAGCGGTCAATCTTCGTGTTCATAGAGACCAGCCACGCAAACCGGATATGGGGATTGCGCTTCAAATCGCCGATAATTTTGGTCCTCTGTTGTGCGCCGACCTTATTCGTGTAAAGCTTCGCATCCGCCAAGACGTTGAAATCCTTGAAAAACAAGTGGTAATCGCCTTGCCCCCCGATACAGCTCTTGTTCTCAATGCTGAATCCATCAAAATCGGCAAATGCCTGCTCGGCAATCTGGTTGAACATTCGCTCGCCGACGTCGCCCTTGGCACTGGTTGTGAGACGCAAACTCCCCAACCCGCGCTCAAAGGTTTGGCGATAGGTTTCCAGAGACCGCTCTTTCTCGCCGATGATGGCGGTCGTGCGGTCGCGCATTTCGGCGATTTCGCGCGCAACCTCGTCGCGTTTTGCCAGCTCCATGGTCTTGATTTGGACATCGCGTTCCACGATGGCTTCGCGCAACCTCTCATTGTCCTTGTAAAAAAACTCTTTGAATTGGGCTTGTTGAGAGAGGACCGACTCTTTCTGTTCGGCGATTTGAGCGACCAATTGCTGGATTCGGGATTCATACGTTTCGCGGATGCGCGTCTCAACGGTGGTTTCGGAGAGGAGGAGCGCGGAGTGTTTCCCGGCGAGAACGGACTCCACGCCGATTTGGATGACGGCCCCGACTTCGTCGGGGGCAAACGAAAAGAGCTGCGCAGGAATGTCGTAGGTCTCGGGAACTTGAAGAGTGATGGTTTTCATTGTATCCTAATATGAAAATCGGTTTATTACATTTGATAATGTAATAAATAGAAAGCACCATATCTTATTAGAAAGATGTTTGACCTAATTGTTGCGATGAACCCAGTGGGAATTATTGGCGCAGATGATACGATACCATGGCACGTGCCGGAAGACCTGGCGTTTTTCCGCAAAATGACGCTGGGCAAAAATGTGATTATGGGTCGCAAAACGTTCGCGGGGTTGCCGAACCAAAAGCCGCTGCCGAACCGCACCAATTTGGTGGTGACGCGCGATGAAAACCTGTTTGAATATGCCGTTCCGGAAGCGACGCTTGATACGGTGGTGAAGTTCATCCGGATGGAGGACGCCGTCGGATTGAAAGAACCCGCGTTCGTGATTGGAGGCGGGGAAATCTACCGAACATTGTTGCCATATTGCGACAAATTGTATGTGACTGTCATTTTTTGGAAACCCGCCGAAGGCGGCGACGAGTATATATACTTCCCTCTAACATTGGCGCAATTGATGATGGAATATACGCTGGAATCGGAGACCGAGATTATGATTTCTAGCAAGAGTGGGCTGAATTACAAGATGATGGTGTTTTGTAAACGATAATAATTTATACCTGTATATATGTAATAAACATAAACACGAGAGCCCAAGTATATAAATGAACGCCTTTTTCACGCCTCTCAACACGTATTTCTCGCAACAAGGAGAGGACATTTTCATATACCACAATTTTATTAATCGTTCAACACCCGACGGCATTTTCGTGGAATTGGGCGCGATGGACGGCATCATCTATTCCAACACCAAGTTCTTTGAGGACGCCCTCCAATTCACCGGGGTTCTCATTGAGCCCACCACCCAGTACAACGCCCTGGTCAAAAACCGGCCGAAATGCCAATGCTACAATGTTGCCGTCAATGAAAAGGCCGAAAAGGTGCGGTTCATCGGCGAGTCGGCTACCGCGGGAATGACGAGCACAATGTCGGATGACTTTCGCCGACTGTGGCACGGCGGCAGCCGCGCCGAGTATTATGTGGATGGCGAGCCGATGAGCGCCGTCATTGAGAGGAGCGGTATAAAATACATTGATTTAATGACCATTGATGTAGAGGGCGGTGAGCTGGTTGTTCTGGAAACATTTGACTTTCGCATCCCGGTCTATGTCGTGTGTATAGAATTGGACGGACACAATGTGGAAAAAGACGAGAAATGCCGGGCTAAGTTGCGCGAGCATGGGTTCAGTTTCAAGAAACGCATTTCAATCAATGAGTTTTGGGTGAATGACGACTATTTTCGTAAGTCGGTGTTATATGACGAGACCCGAAAGCCGAAGATGTTTCGGTCCAGCATTAGAGAAATCGGTGTGTTTCCATTTTTGGAGCCGCATTTGGTGAAAGAAGTAGAGGCGGCTCTCCAATAAGGCAATGACCATTCAATATTACAATGGTGCTTTGTATAAAATAAAAACAAAGGCGATTTGTTTTTATTTCCGTCCAATAACGACCATTCAATAAAAACAAAGGTGATTTGTTTTTATTTTCCCCAATATGACAGCCACGCGGTACCCTTTACGCCTCAATGATGAACGCGTTTTTTACCTGATCCGTGGATTTTATAAGCTTTAAACCCCAATGTCGCAATATAATTTTTATCTTATGGTATGCCCGAGGGGTGTTTTAAACTTTACATTTTTAATGGTAATAATAGTATGAGTTTTGAACTTTGATGGTTGAACGTTGATGGTTGAACTTTAACGCTTAGACGGCGATTCTTAATCGGGTTAGTGATTAAGTTATAATGATGTTTGTTTCTTTGATATTGAAATCATATGAATGTTGTATACATTAGCGAGAATACAAGTCGCCATCGTTGTTCAAAGGATTTCGTCATACTGGGGGTAAGGACCCTTCAGGTCCGACTGAAAGCGACTGGAAGGTCCGACTGAAAGCGACTGGAAGGCCCGAGTGAAAGCGACTGGAAGGCCCGAGTGAAAGCGCCCTTCGGACACGAGTAAAAGGAACGACCTAGAAGCGCCCTTTAAACACTAATCTGTGTCAAGGCGTTTGACTCGGACAACACGAAATCCACATTCGCGGTGAAATCCTCCACCTCTATCTCCAAGCCATTGATGACCCCATCAATCCCAAGTGGGTCAAATATCTCAATGGGGTCGCCCTTGCTAATGCCATCCGTAATCGTCTGGAGCGCCGAAGCGTCCGCCTTCACATCCTTGCCACAAATAATGCGAATGTTCTCGTCAATCTTCGTCTGGACCCGGTTGCGGTGTTGCTCGCTCTCCACGGTCACCGATTGGCGCTGCTGCTTCAACCTGGAAAGCAACGAACGCTTGTACCCGATGGTAGTCTTGAACTCTATCGCCTGACTAACGGTCATCTTGGTGCCAGCAATCTCCACCATCGTGACGGAATTGGAGAGAATAATCGCGTTCTTAATCTGGTCGCGACGGCGAATCAGGTCATTGATGGACTGGAAATCCGCCGTGGCCGTCTTGCGAAAGTCGTCGGCGTTGAGACCGTGATTGCGCGATTTGGTCTTGTACGATGTGAATGATGCGGCGTCAATGATTTTGTTGATACGTGCGTCCAGGGTTTTGAGTTCTACGAGTGAGCGTGTGATTGATTGAGTTGACATTTATAACTGATATGATTGGCCACACGTATCTAAGTCCTTTTTCTAAGTAATAATGATAAGTAATAATAAGTGATAATGTTATTCCGGTCCAACAATCATTTCGTGTATTTTTTGAAAAATGCTGATTGTAATAAATATTCCAATGGGCAAAGTGTATCCGATAAAACACGCGACGAAAATGTCCATTTACAGAGAGGCGCGACGAAAATCTTGAAATCCAACCGCGCGCCCTCCCGTAGGGAGGGGAGCCCAAGAAATTGTTCGCGCCGACGAAACAGCCGGTTTCGGAGGTGCGAAGTGTTGTTCGAGAGACACTCAGCGAGTGTCTCGCAAAAAATTGCGCGGAGTGAAAACGGTACGTTTTCGCGATGCGGTGTTTATTGGATATAAACCCCTTCGGGGTTATAGCCCAAGAAATTGTTCGCGCCGACGAAACAGCCGGTTTCGGAGGTGCGAAGTGTTGTTCGAGAGACACTCGCTGAGTGTCTCGCAAAAAATTGCGCGGAGTGAAAACGGTACGTTTTCGCGATGCGGTGTTTCTTGGATATATACCCTTCGGGTTTATAGCCCAAGAAATTGTTTAAAAGTGAAACGGTCAGTTTCGCTTTTAAAGTGCTTTTTAAGATCCATCCTACGGGTGGATCTTAAAAAATTGAATTTTTTTTGTATAAGAAACTTGAAAACATAATAGTTAAACCATAATATAAATAAACGAAAAACGAAAAATGAACTTCTCCACGATCGCCAATTTAATTGTCGGTATTTTGAATGCTATCGCTTTCTATATTATAGTTAGTAAGTCATATAAGACCAAGGAAACCGAGACCAAGGAAACTGATACACAGACCAAGGAAACTGAGACGCAAACCAAGGTCCCAACAGAAAAAGACCCCAACGCTTGGTATGTGAGTCCTGATAATGTCTCACAACCCAAGGTCCCAACAGAAAAAGACCCCAACATTTGGTATGTGAGTCCTGATAATATCACACGATACAAGGGCGAGTGGAAAAATGGACTACCAAATGGAAAGGGAGTCAGAGAGTTCTTTGAAACACCAACCAAAGACTATTCTATTATTGAAGGCAACTTTGTGGATGGATTCGCCCACGGACACGGGAAACAGACTTTCAGAAAAACATGGGAAAAGATGACGCCATATTACGAGGGAGAGTTTCACAAAAATAACTATCACGGATTTGGTGAGTATCATTATGGATGTGGTGCTTATTACAAAGGCGAATGGAGCAATAATAAGGCGAATGGAAAAGGTGGGGAATACAGTATCATATTAGACCAAACCTGGGTCGGGACCTTCTTGAATGACAAGAGGGGTGTTGGTGAGTATTATGGTGGTAAGGTATAATTGTGTGTTTGTATAATTGTGTGTGTTTGTATGTTTGTATGTTTGTATATGTTTGTATATGTTTGTATAATTTGTGTGTGTTTGTATAATTTGTGTGTGTTTGTATAATTTGTGTGTGTTTGTATAATTTGTGTGTGTTTTTTATTGAATGTGTCGCGAAAAATTGTTTGTAATGATGAAACGTTTAGTTTCGTCATTACAAAGTGCTTTTTAAGGACCCAAACGGGTCCTTAAAAAATTGTTTAAAAGTGAAACGTTCAGTTTCGCTTTTAAAGTGTTGTTCGCGACACACTCAGCGAGTGTGTCGCGAAAAATTGAAAACTTTTCTCTGTCCAAAAACGACAGCATAATTATACAACTCCCTTATGTAAATCAACAAAATGTCCATCGCCGAACTCGCACAAAGCTTCACCGAACTAGAACAAAGCTTTGCCAACTTCCTGGAAATCAATAAAAAGATGATGGATGAATGCCCCATCTGTATGGACGCCATTGACCCCAACAAAAACCGCGTCACCACAGAATGCGGTCACACGTTCCACTGTAGCTGCCTAATGACAAATGTCTCGCACAATGGATTCGCGTGCCCTTATTGCCGAAGCGCGATGGCTGAAGAAGTGGAAGAGATACATGGGTACAACGACGACTACTCCACATCGTCGTGGTACTATGGCGACGATGACGACGATAGTGTAGATGATAGCAGCGTGTCGGTGGCGGGGCCAGGATTGGAAGCGCACGTGCTGAGAGGAATGCGGTGGTTCTTTCAGCGGGTTGACCCGCAAGAGGATGACGATGATGATGATGATGATGATGACTCGGTCTGGGAAACCGACAGCGAAGGTGAACAAGAAATAATCATAGAGGCAGAAATATTATTTGAAGGAGACTACCACATAGGCGACTACTAAGACCACGAAGACTAAGAAAAATAAACAAATAAAAAGAAAATCCGTTTTTTCTTGAATGCCCCACATTCCCATTCAACAAGTGTGTGGTAAAAAATTGTTCATACTGACAAAACAAATAGTTTCGGAAGTGCGAAGTGTTGTTTTAACGCCACCTACGGTGGCGTTCAAAAAATTGTTTATACCGGTGAAGATTTAAAATGGGACACCCCGTGGGGGTGTCATTTCAAATCATTACCGATACCGCGCCATCGGAGAATTAAAATGTCCCATTTTAATTCTTCAATGGTGTAAAACCAAAACGTTAAGTTTTGGGTTTAAATTGTTTTTTAAGGGTAACTCCCTCCTCCCGAAGGGAGGGGAGGGGGGGAGTTACCATCATAAAATTGATGAAAATAATCCAAAAATATATAATCAACAAAACAAATAAATATTCCAAAACTATATAAACGCGAACACAATGAACGACAATACTATTAACGCAATCGGACCGGTACAAGAACGTATGGATAGAGACCCCGATGTCTGGAACGAAATTGAACATTACGGCGAATACTACTATTTCCGCATCGGGTTTCATCACTACGTCTCGGCAGAACCAGCGCCAAGACCCGGATACACGTGGTACCCCATCGGCCGAGACAATTATATGGTGGTTGATGAAATCACCATCGCCGAGTTCTCCAACACCCCGTTGTGCCACATCGCCACGCAAATTATGCTTGAATGTACTTCAAACGACGATATGGGAGACTTTACCCAGGAAAATCCAGTTTATGTGAAAGACATATTAACAATGTTATTGAAAAACCACGATACGCTGATAACCGTTGTCAGCACAATTTCGCAAAAGACGCATTCGTTTATAGAGGCCGGAAAGTTGGACAAACTCAGGGCGGCAATGAATGTGAAAAAGGTGAAAAATCGCATTGGAATAAACACCGATACATTTACCGAATTGTTTGAAATGACGCACCCCCAAAGCTGGGTTATTGGGCCCATTTCGGTTCGTTTGAGCCCCACCAAGTACTGGGACGCGATTGAGTCGGTGGATGGAGGGTCATTCTACTATTTCCGCAAGGGGTATTATGGGCGAGTCTTTGACCCAAGCTCGCATTGGATAAAATCGTTACCGCATCATTCGGTTTACATTGGCGAAACGCAATACATTGTGATAGACAATGATAAGTTTGATGCCGAAGGTGATTGTGCGGTTTCTATAAGCGAAGCGACCAGAAGCGAAGCGACCAGAAGCGAAGCGACCAGAAGCGACCCGAAGGAAGACGCGACCAGTCAGAAGGAAGACGCGACCAGTCAGAAGGAAGACGCGACCAGTCAGAAGAAAGAAGCGACCAGTCAGAAGGAAGAAGCGACCAGTCAGAAGGAAGAAGCGAGCAGTCAGAAGGAAGACGCGACCAGTCAGAAGGAAGAAGCGATCCCAAGCGATCCAAAGGAAGAAGCGTTCCCAAGCCAGCCGAAGGAAGAAGCGACCATTCCAAGCATAGTGGTCCCACTAAACAAAGTGGCAAACAAAGTGGCATCCAATTTAGAGGATGTTTCGCATAAAGAACAGATACCAAAACAATCGTGGTGCTGTATTTGTTAATCGCTGTATTTGTTAATCGTTTCACTTGCGAATCTTCTGCCTCTATTATAAGGGATGCGTAAAACAGCCAAGCGCACAAAAACTCGGGCTCGCCGATTCACCGCCCGCGCAAAACAACAAATGGTTCAGCAAATCCATCCAGGTCTCAATAAACGTGTGGCCATCGCCGACTTCATAAAACTCCGCGACTCCGTCCAGTGCGACAACATCGCCGATATTCGCCCCCGCAACCGATTCGGCGCCAATTTCGTGGATTTTTTTACGATGTCGCGCCGCTTAGCCACGGTCGGCAAGGAGGGCATCTCTTTCTACGAGTTCTGGTCGCGCAAATCGGAATACAAGAAGAAACGCTACATCCAAAACATCTTGGATTCTTACAAAGAGAGAGGCTCCAATCAAAACGAACTCCAGATTTTCTGGCGCATATTCAACCTCTATTTTGGCTCGATCAGTATATTCAAAACGGTGATTGCGATGAACGTGTATTGCCGTTACAAACCAACCAGCGTTCTAGATATGACAATGGGCTGGGGCGGGCGGCTGGTGGGCTGTGCCGCGCTCAACATTCCCAAATACACGGGCATTGATTTGAACACCCGGTTGGAACGGCCTTATGCGGAGATGGTGGCGGCGCTGAAACCGTATTCCACGACCAAGTTCGACCTGAGATTCAAGAGTGCGCTGGACGTGGATTACTCCAAAATAGACTATGATTTGGTACTGACGTCGCCTCCATATTATGATATAGAACAATACGAGGGGCAACCAGTCATGGACAAAGACACGTGGGATTCGGAGTTTTATACGCCTCTCTTTGAACGCACATGGAAACATTTGAAGAGAGGCGGACACTATTGCTTGAATATCCCGGGGGAGATTTATGAGCGTGTTGCCAAGAAGGTGCTTGGAGCAGCGGATGAGCTGTTGCCGATGCCGAAAGGACCGCGAACCAAAGAGGAGAAATATAAGGAATTCATTTATGTCTGGAATAGGGGAGACCTGCGGTTTCCCCTATGACCCCATCCCTTATGATATTTATTATTTTTTAAAATATATTGTTTAATTGGCTCCCCAAAAACTAAAGGGATGGGGTTTAAGTGGAAACCGTAGGTCTCCCCTTACGTTGGTCTCCCCTTAAAAATTGAAATCTTTTTTATAAACTAATGTAAAAGCATTATTTTATACCATTATTTATTTACAAAATTATTAATTACGAGAGAAAATGACCGAGGAGATTTTATCTACTGAAATACCTCTAACACAAAAACAGCTTGACCGTATTGCGCGCATTCGTGCGCAGCGGCAACAAAAAAAACCCACAACTTCCGAATTGTTCCGCGAAAACTTCACAAAATGCGTGAGAGGCTACCACCTGATAAACAACGACCCCATCAAAGAAACCCCCTGGGAGGACATCAACGCCATCATTATGACAGCCTCTGGACTCAAGGTGGATTCGCAGAGCAACGGCTCCCACAAATCCGGCGGCGACATCTCTTGCTCTATGGGCAGCTTTTCAAACAAGTCTACCCAATACGACAGCGCCGACAACAACTCGTTCAAAATCAGTTCATACCGATTGACGACCGTGTGCTCCGACAAGTCGCCCGGCGCCATAGAGGACATCATCGCCGAAATCAACAAACGCAAAAACTTCACATACTATTCCATCATTGTTCGCCAAGACAATAACACCGAGATTTTGTACGATTGGTATCTCATTCCGAGTGATTTCCCCGCATTGGACCCCGCCTCTTACCAATGGCGTCCCAAACTCGGCAAAACGGGAAAAAACAAGGACACCATCGTGGGATGGGAAACCGACGTCCTGAATGGCTCCAAGATGTCCATCACGTTCAGTATGTCGTCGCAACTGTGGTTGGATGTGAGTGTGACCGAGGAAATGCGGCAATTTATTGTTGGTTCTTGCCGAGTCAGCCGCGGCAGGAAATACAATTACATCCAGCTTCAACAAATGCTCGGAGAATCACTTTAAGCTTCTGTCTTTACCCCTTCTGTTGTTGTCCCTTCTTCTACACCTTGTAACCTCTCATTTATCAAATCTATATAGGTCGCATTCAATTCAATCCCCACAAAGGGGAGGCCAATGTTTTTTGCCGCCAAGCATTCGCTGCCCGACCCCGCAAATGGAACCAGCACAAACCCTTCCGCCTGCCTACACGACCTCAAGAGTTTATCACAAAGCGCCAACGGTTTCTGGGTGGGATGGTCCACACGCTCCTTCATCCCCGCCCCGCCCGCCAGGGCGGGCACTTTAATCACGTCCCTCGGCAATGCCCCTCCCGGATGCGCCGTGTAAGTGGTTTTTTTATCGCCCTTAGAAAACCGCCCCTTGGTCGCCGTCCTCTCTTTCCCCGCGGCGCCATTCAGGAACCCCTCGGTATATGCCTCGCGGACTTCATCGCGGTGAAACACCTTGTCCGTTTTCCACAGAATCAGGATGCTCTCGTGCGACCGTTGCCAGAAGTTGAGCGAGGCCACGTTCTTATTTGTATAGTGCCACAGAATCCACCGACGATGAATGTGATAGGGGATTCGCGCTGTAATGAGCGCCAGAATCTCGCTGAACCCGTAAATGAACATCGTGCCGTTTGGTTTGAGGATTCGCAAACACTCGTGAATCCACGCGTCGCACCATTTCAAGTATTCGTCCATGGGTTGTTTGTCGCTGTCGTTGCCGAAGTCTTTGCCGATATTGTAGGGGGGGTCGGCGATAATGATTTGCGCGGACTCTGCTTCCAAGGTTGGCAACACGACGAGCGTGTCGCCGTGGATAACATCCTGACGCAAAGGTGCGCCGACAACAGGTGCTTCTACAAAATCATTTGTTAGAGGTTCTTCCATCGTCTCTACGGTAGAGGGAGGTTCTCCGCTCAGCATTTGGACAAGCTCGCCCTTCTTTTTCCCGCTGTACCCCTTGATTTTGCGTTCTTTACACACCGTAATCAATTCTTCCCGTGTTTTCGTTGAATAGTCCATTTTGTGATTATGTATAGTAAGGTTTTACAAAGAGTTTCTATTTCAATTTTCTAGAAGATTAGTTCTATGTAGTATTTTAGAGGAACAAATATGATAGACAATAATATATAATGGATGACAAAGTTGTTTATGAATCGGTAGAGGAACCTGTTGTAGAGGAACCCGTAGCAGTAGAGGTTGAACCTGTTGTAGAGGAACCTGTTGTAGAGGAACCTGTTGTAGAGGAACCCGTAGCAGTAGAGGTTGAACCTGTTGTAGAGGTAGAGGAAG